GAGACGTGGAAGTTCAAGTCGCTTTCGGGCGTGACGGCTTCGATCCTCACCGCGTCGCAAGAGAGCGCGATCGAAGGCAAGAACGGAAACCACTATCAGATCCTTGCCGGGCTCGGCATCCTGCAGCAAGGCGTCGTTCACAGCGGAGAGTTCATCGACGTTGTGCGCGGGCGCGACTGGTTGGTTGCTCGCCTGCGTGAGCGCGTTTATGGACTGCTCGCGAACGCGCGCAAGGTTCCGTTCACTGATGCGGGCGTGGACATGGTTCGCAACGTCGTGCTCGCACAGCTTCGCGAGGGCATCGGTGCGGGCTTGCTCGCGGCTTCTCCCGAACCTGTCGTGACCGTCCCGCTTGTTGCTGACGTGAGCACTGCGGACAAGGCGGCGCGCTTGCTACCGGACGTCGAGTTCAGCGCCACGCTCGCGGGCGCGATTCACGCGGTCGAGATCAATGGCGTGATCTCTGTTTGATGAACGCGCGCACGCGCAAGGAATGGTGATCACATGAGCATGAAAGTCTACGACGCGGATCAGGTGTCGATCATTGTCGGCGGGATCCTGATTGACAGCGGGTTCGCTGATGGTGAGTTCCTTCGCATCGAGCAGGAAGGCGACGACTTCACCGACCTTGTCGGCACTGATGGTCAGGTCGTGCGCAGCAAGAGCAACGACAGACGGGCGACCGCGACTGTGTTGCTCTCGCAGACCAGCGAAGGCAACCAAGCGTTGAGCGCGCTGTCGAACTTGGATCGCTCGACGCCGAACGGCGCGGGCATCGTTCCGTTCCTCGTGCGCGATCGTCAGGGCGCATCGATCTACACAAGCGAGGAGTGCTGGATCATGAAGCCGCCCGACGTGAGCTTCGATCGTGAAGCGACCGCGCGCGAATGGACGATCCGTCTCGCGAACCTGGTGCGCAACGACGCAGGGACTTGATCGCCACTGAAGAAGAACGCAACGGCATGAACCACGGAGGGACCCCGTGATCGAGCAACAAGAAAAAGAGATCGGAAAGACACGTTACAGAGTGCGTCAGCTTGGCGCGTCGAAAGGCATGCGCCTGCTTACTCGGCTCTACAAGCTGCTCGGACCATCGCTCGCGGACTTGTTGCGCGGCGCGGGCTCTGGGCTCGCGGACATGCCGACCACGATCCTCGCGGACGCGCTGCGCTCGCTGTCTGATCGCTTGCCTGATGGCGAGCTTGACGCGCTCGTCGATGAGCTATCAGCAACGACAGAGATCACGCACGACAACGGCGCTCACTGGTTGCAACTGCGCACCGAGAAGGAGCACCACTTCGCGGGAAACTATCGCGAACTGTTTGCGTGGTTGGGCTTCGCGCTTGAGGTGAACTTCTCGACTTTTTTAGTCGGGTCGGCGGATCTACGAAGCGCGCTCGTAGGTTTGCTCAAGCCGGTGTCGTCACCTTCGCAATCCCTGAAGGGCTCGACTGGAGCATCCACCGAATCGCAAGTAGTCAACGATACGCGAGCGGGCTCGTAGAGATTCAAGAGCAGTGGTCGCTGCTTGATGTGCATGACGCGAACGCAGTGCTTGACCTGATCGAAGACGCGCAGACTCGGAGATGATGAAGTGGGAGCGACAACGATCAGAGAGCTTGTTGCTTCGTTCGGACTTGAGTTCGACGACAAGGGATCGAAGAAGCTAGACACTTCGATCGGCGGAGCGGTCGACAAGCTCGGAGGTCTTGGCGCTGCGCTCGCTGGCATCGCGGGAGCAGCGGGCATCGGTGTCGTGATTCACGAAGTCATCCATCTCGGCTCTGAGATCAACGACATGAGCCTTCAGCTTGGCGTGAACGCGCAAGAGCTTCAGCGATGGCAGTTTGCTGCGGGTCTTGCAGGCGTCGACGCAGGCACGTTGAGCACGAGTATCCGCAAGCTCCAGCAGAACGCGAGCGGCGCAGCGGGAGGCAGCAAGGAACTGACCGCAGGCTTTGAAAGCATTGGCGTGAGCGTGCGCGATGCGAGCGGTCAGTTGAAGTCTGGCGATCAACTGCTGAACGAGACTTCGATCGGTCTGTCGCAGATGACGAACGACACGGAGCGCGTTGCGCTTGCGACGAAGTTGTTCGGACGCGCGGGCGCGAAGCTGATACCGCTGTTCAAGGAAGGCGCGCACGGGATCGCAGAGATGAAGGCCGAAGCTGATGAGCTTGGTGGAGTGCTTGGCGATGAACTGATTAAAGCGAGTGACGAAGCTGGCGACAACATCGATCGCATGGCGTTCGCGTCGCGCGGGCTCAAGGTTCAGATCGCGAATCTGCTCATGCCCGCAGTGGTACGGATGACCGGCGCGATGGTCAAGGGCGCGAAATGGTTCAACGAGTTTACGCAGAAGACGAACGTCTTGAAGATCGTGCTCGCAGCTGTCGCAGCGATCGCCATCAAGACTGCGTTTGCGCTGATCACTCCATTCATCCCTGCGCTGCTGCTGATGGCAGCTTACATCCTGGTTGTCGATGAACTGTGGACGACGTTCACGGGAGGCGACTCGGTTCTTTCGCGGACGATCGACGCGCTGTTCGGAGTAGGCGCAACGAAGTCTGCGATTGAAGCCGTGACCGAAGCCGCAGGCGGTCTGTGGTTTGTATATCGCGAGCAAGTCATCCCTGCGCTTGAGGACGCGGGCAAGCTGTCGCAGGAAGTTTCGTCGCAGTGGATCAGCGATTGGTCGGAGGTCGCTTCGTTCATCAGTGACAGCGTGGGCGGCGCGATCGACGCGATCGGTGAATCGTTCGCGGGCTTCGCTGATGACTGGATCGCGGGCTTTGATCTGATCAAGCAATCGCTTCCGAAGAAGCTCGCTGACCTGCTCGGTATAGATCAGTCACCGACGAAGGCGCGCGACACGGGAGCGCGTGACAGACTCGCGCGGAGAGAAGCTGCGAAGGCTTCCGTCGCTGCGCAACAAGGCGGCGCAGACGCGAACCGCGTGACGCTTCAGCGTGGCACGGGCGCGAAGTTCGCAGTCAATCGCGCGGGCGCAAGCGCGACGCTTGAGGGCGCGCGCGCGAGGGAGAACTTCGACCGTACAGTCGGCGGGATGCATCGCGGCACTGGTCGCGTGATTGACCCGGCGCAGACGCGCGCCGCTTTCGATTCCGCGCTTCAGCAAACGAACAACATGAACATCAACGTGCATGTGCCCGCTGGCACAACGACGGCTGACGCAACGACCATGATGCAGGTCGCGATTGATCGCGCGCTGAAGAATCAACACAGGCGCGCGCACCATGCGCTCAAGCACGGAGCGGCGCGCTGATGGCGATCGTCGACATACTCGCGGGAGCGATCGGCAATCTTTTGCTGAATGGGACGCGCATCGGCATCGTGTCGATCGACGCGGCGATCACGGAGACGCACACTTCGGCGGGCACGCTGACGGAGCATCCGATCGAAAGCGGCGCGAGCATCACTGACCATTTCAACGTGAACCCGCGAAGGCTTGACCTTGATGGCGTGATCACGAATCACCCGGTGAGACTTCCGGCTTCTCAGGTCGACGGCATCGATTATGAGGACAAGGTCTTCAAGTGGGCGACAAGCGGTCCTGGTGGTCGCGTGGGCGCTGCGTTGCCTAGCGCGGGCGCGCTTGGCGCGTTGACGAAAGGCGTGACCGGATTGCTTGGGCTCAATGAGAAGTCTGCGCACGCTCGCGGATACGACACGCAGTTTGACCGCGTGACCGATGGCTATGCCGCGCTTGATTCCATGCTAGTCAATGCAGAACTGATCGTGATCGTCACGACGTTGCGCGTGTATGAGAACATGGTGATCGAGTCGTTCGTGGTCACACGAGACGCAACGACGGGGCAAGCGTTGCGCTTCACGATGAGTGCTGTGCAGGCGCGCATCGTGACTACGCTCACGACTGACGCACTTCCGCTTCCGAAGAAGTTAAGCGGGCTACCGAAGATTCCGCTTGGAGGACAGCCGAAGAAGAAGATTGATGAGCCCACGAACACGCACAGCAAGAGCGCGCTCGCTCTCGCGAGCGATGCGCTTGGCGACGCGCTCGGGGGGATCTTCTGATGGCCATCGTCGAGATCCCCACGACCAACGAGTTCCCGCATTACACGCAGGAGACGACGCTTGACGGCAAGCGTTTCACGCTGACGCTTCACTTCAACGAGACTGATGGCTCATGGTCACTTGATGTCGAAGATGCGGACGGACCGATCTACATGGGTCGAAGACTCGTTGCTGAGTGGCCATTGATGTTTCGCTGTGCTGATCCGCGCAAACCCGCTGGCGAGATCATGTGTGTGATGACTTCGGGAGACGGCTCGCTCCCGGGCTTCCTTGATCTCGGCACTTCGGCAAAGCTCGTCTACCTCGACGCCGAGGAGATGGGACGATGACGCAACAGTTCCAACGCTCTGTTGAAGTGCAAGTCGACACGATCAAGTTCAGCGATCTTGACGTGGAGTTTGCCGTCGTGAAAACGCTCAAGCCCGAGCCGAACACTTGCACGCTGAAGATCTGGAATCTTAACCCGATGCATCGCAAGCAACTGGACTCTGCGAAACTTCCAGCGATTGAGATCAAGGCGGGATACAAGGGCGCTGTGTCGCTCGTGTTCCGTGGCGAAGTGCGCGAAGTATTCAGCGCGAAGGAAGGTGGCGACTGGGTCACGGAGATGAGCACTGCGGACAGCGAAGACACGATCAAGCGCGCGCGCATCAACAAGAGTTTCCCAAGCGGAACGCGGCTGCCGAATGTTTTGCAGGCGCTCGCGAATGAACTGAAGGTCGACGCGAAGGCAGCGATCTTGAAGCTGCTCACGTCGAACAAGTTGGTCGAAGCGGCTGGCGTGTTCTTGAATGGCACCGTTGTCAGTGGCAGCGCATCGCGCGAGATGACGAACTTGCTCAAGAGCGCGGGTCAGGAGTGGAGCGTGCAAGACGGCGAGCTTCAGATTATCGACATCGGTGCCGCGCTGCTCGGCTTGCCTGTTGTGCTCGGAGCAACCACGGGGCTCGTTGGATCTCCGACCGTTGGTAACGACGACCTTGTGCGGTTCAAGGCGTTGCTCAACACAAGCATCGCGCCTGGTTCGCTTGTGACTTTCGTCAGTGACCTGTTGCCTGTCGGAAGTTTCTATCGCGTCGAGCGCGCGGAGTTCAATGGCCAGACGCGCGGGAGCGACTGGTACGTTGAAGGAGAGGCGAGCGCAATCTGATGCCAGTCACGCCCGAACTTTCTGAAGTGATCGCCAGCGCAATCGAGTCGCGCCTTGTCGACCTGCACACCGCGTTGCCCTGCGTCATTGATTCATATGATGACGCTGCGCAAACGGTCGCATGCACGCCTTTGCTATCGCGCGTTCTCGAAAACGCAGATGGCACACTGGCGACCGAGAAGCTCCCAAGTCTCGTGAACGTGCCTGTCGCGTTCCCTCGCTCGGCTGCGTTCGTGTTTCGCTTTCCGCTTGTCGCGGGAGACACCGGGCTTGTGGTGTTCAGCGAGGTGCCGACCGATCAATGGCTCGGACTGCCATTCCTCGGGCGCGACAGCCAAGGCACCCCGGGAGACGTCAGGCGTCACACGCTGTCGGGCGGGCTGTTCCTTCCGGGCGCGTACAACGCAGCCCGCAGGATGCCGCCTGCGCTGTCGGCGGGCATGTATCTGGGCTCCGCGACTGGCGTGCAGGCGAAGTTCCCAGCGGCGGGTCCCGTGGAGTATGCGATCCATC